CTAGTTTTGCACAAAGATCTGCTGCACAGTCAGCAGCCAACCAGACTTATCAGGCAGCCTTGATAGCAAACAAGTCAGCAGAACAAGCCTTTGCAGCACAACAGGAAGCTTTAGGTGCTGAACTTAAGGAGACAAGAGCATCAGCAGCACAGAAGCAGTTAGCTGCAACAATCAGAGGATTACAAGCTCAAGGTTCTGTAAGAGCATCAGAACGAGCAGGTCTTACTGTAAATCTGTTATTACAGGATCAGGAAAGACAGGCTGCTAATTTAAGAGAATCTATAAACCAGGCAGTTGAATCAGCAGGCAGACAATATACAAGAAATGTAACAGGACTAGAAGCACAAAGAGATAATAGACGTAATCAACTGACAAGTAATATTAATCAGGCATATAACCAGATACCTTCATTAGGATCAGTTCTGTTGAATACTGCTGTATCAGGTCTAAGCTCATACGCTTCTCTTACAGGTGGGCTAGGTGGTGTAGGAGGTGCAACAGGAGGAACACAAGCATTAGGTTTAGGTACAGCAACCACTCCTGGTAGGTCTGTTTATTTAGGTTAATTATGACAAACAGTTATCAAAGTACAGCTTTTCGATCCTCTGCAAGACCTGTAGATACTTTTGTAGCACCCCCTAGTGTTCAACCTAAGACTGGTATAGAGTCTTTAGCTGAAACGCTGGCTGTTGTCAATCCTAATCTTCAGAAGTTTATTGGTACTAAGATTGAACAAGAAGTAGAAAAAGAAAAACAAGAAGGAGTAAAAATAGCGATAGATCAAGTTTTAGCTGAAGGTGATCTTACTTCTGCTGTTAATAAAATAAGAAAACAAGACGGAGATAAAGCAGCAAGACAACTTGTTGGTGGCAGTATCTTTGCGGATAGAGCTTATAAAACTACTGTATCTTCTTTATATAGTTCTCAACTAAATAGTATTTTACAGAATGATTATGATGATCATAAAGTTGATACCATAGATTCACAAGGTAATGTAATTCAAAAAAGCCTTAGAGAATTTTCTCCTAACTCACCAGAGTTTCAATCTTGGCTAAACAATATCACAAAAATACAATCAGATAAAATTTTTGATTTAGGTGGAGAAATTGATACTGAAGAATTTACCACTAACATTACAAACTCAATAGTAAATATTAATGAAGTTGCGACAGAAAAACATAATGAATTTAAGGTTGAAAGAATTAAAAATCTCAGTGTTGATTACTTAAATAAAGCTTCACAAGATTGGTTAGATGGTAATCGTGAAGAATCTAAAATACACATAACTAAATTTATTAATGAAACAAGAAAACTTGGACTAACTGGTGGTGATGCTACAGATATTTATAATGGGCTTGTTGAAAGCATTGCAAATGTTGGTCAATATTATGTGACAACTGCTGATGTTGAAGCGTTAGATGATATTGATGATTTAATAATAGGCATTGGAAAATCTATACCTTATGGAAATAACAACGGAAATTTAACACAACATCCTTTATGGCAAGAAAAAATAGAACCAGTTTTAGATAGTTTAGAAGATGAAATCTTTCAAGAATATACACAAGGACCAAAGATAGATAAATTTAAAAGAACTCAACAACTACAAAATAAATTAAAAGAAGTTAATTTATTACCTATAGATACTCCAGAACAAAGAGTTTTATACAAACAAAAAATTACTGAATTAAAAAACAATAGAGAATTTAGTGATCTAAATGATATTTTTAAAAGTAATAATTATCCTTTTATTGAAGATTTTACTGCTGAAATCTTAAACATAAGAACTTCTATGAAACTTCGTAGCTATAGAGATAATGAAAGTCCTTTGGAAGATTTAGCAGCAATAAAAAATAAAATTGTTGATTTAGGTATAACCGATAATGGAATACTTACGGATCTAAATCAAGCAATTGGTATAGCTAGTGAATATAAATCTATCTATGAAATTTTTGATAATAAATCAAAAAAACTATTTGATGATATTAAAGAGCATTACAGATCAAAAAGTAAAAGATCAGGTCTCGGAACAGTCACCATGAATGGAATTACATTTGACCTTGGTGGAGGTCTTGATAGTGATTCTCTTGTAGATAAATATAATGACGAACAAGACATACTACAAAATTTTGAGGATTGGATTAAAGAAAATTATTATCAAACAAAAGATGGTAAACAGATTGGAGGACCATCAGAAGCAAATATTAAAGAGTGGCTAACTGATGAAAGAAAAAGAGTAGAAAAAGAGGTATTTGGATTTAAAACAGAAAACGAACAAATGATAGATGAAATTAAAAATAGACCAGCGAATCAAAGAAGAGGAGTAGGTTTTGGTAGGGAAGATGATGATTTTAATCAAAATTATAATGAAACTGAATCACAAGAAGAAACACCAGGACAAGGTAATACTAGATTTGAAGTAGGTCAAACATTTGAAAACAGTAGGGGAAGAGCAGGTTTTGGTGGAGGTATGACAAGAGCAACTGAAACTTATACCGTTAAATTAGGAGACACTTTAGAAACTATTTCAAATAAATTAAATGTTAATTTAGATGATCTTATTAATATTAATAAAATAAAAGATCCTAATTTTATTAGTGAAGGTCAAGAATTAGTTGTGCCATCGGTTAAAAGAGTAAATATGAAAGAACAAAAAAACAAACAAATAGATGCACTAAATTTAATTCTAAAAGATACTGATTTAACTAACAAAATACCACAACCTAAAATAAGAGAAATGTTATTAGCAGTTGGTTTTAAACCAGAAATTGCAAGAATAATGGCTGCTGTTTCTATGGCAGAATCAGCAGGTGATCCTATGATTGATACAGTAAAATCAGGTTCAGATCCTAAAAAAGAAAATGAGTTTTCAATAGGTTTATTACAATTAAATATGAAAGATGATAAAGAGAGATTATTAGGTCTATTTGATATTAAATCTGAAGAAGAGTTATATAATCCTATTATCAATGTAATTGCAGCCAAACGATTATATGATGAACAAGGACTTGAAGCTTGGGGTGCATACACAGATAACTCCTATAAACAGTTTTTAACTGACTAACATGACAGATTCTAATCTCTCCCCAGAAAACGAAAAACTAAAAAATACTGGTATTAAAGATATACCAAGAGTACTTAAAGAAAAGTTATTTGATAATACTGGAGCAATAATGTTTCCAGAACAAATACAATCAAAAACTGTAGCAGATTATGAAAGAAATATAGAAAACGTACTAAGACCAAAAGGACAGAAAGATGATCAGTTATTTAGGGCTGGACTAGCTGCCACTTTTGATGGAACAGAAAATGCTATTAATTTTGCTGGTCGAATAATAAGTGGTATTAGTGGTAATAAATATACAGCTAAAGATTACTTTAATAATGAAGCTCTTGGTATTTATATCCCAGAAGAAGACGAAGATAGCTTAACTTATAATCTTGCTAAGTTTGGAGTTCAATATGGAGTGCCATATACAACAGCCTTTAAAGTACTTGGTGCAGCAGGTCTATCTAACTGGGCATGGCGAGATGTTTTAGCTTCTGGTACTACAGCATCAATATTTTTTGATACGTTTGCTGAGAACTTTTCAAACATGGTGCAAGATTCACCTCTTGCTAATCCAGTAACAGGATTATTAGCAGCCAAAACTGAAGAAGAATCTAACGTATTTATAGAATCAATTAAAAAATTTATAGAAGCAGGCACTATGCAGAAAGCTGTAAATTTAGGTATTGATGCAACTTTAAATCCATCCAAGGTGGCTAATGCTTTTATAGACATAACTAAAGCTTTTAGAAAAGTACCAAAAGTAGCAGACGATTTAATATTTAATTTAAGGCAATCAAGATTTAATAAGTTCGAGAATATTAGAAAGTTTAATGGTATGGATGAAGCTCTTAGTAAGAGTGATGATCTAGTTGATATAGCACCAGTAGCAGATGATGTAGTACCAAAAGCCGATGATATTGTACTTACACCAAGAAAAAAGATAAGAAGTAAAAAAGGTAAACAAAAGTTTCAAACCACTGATACACCTGTAGGTTTTGAAGGTAGAAACTTTTTTATTTTTGGTGATGACCCTAAAGAAGTTGCAAAGATAAAAGCTGCTTACGAACAAGAATTAAATCAATTTTATCCAAAGTACAAAAATATAGTTACTGATGATATGTTGATTGAAGACGCAGATGACTACTTAGAACCAGAGTTAATTCAAGAACTTAAAAAGTTTTCGGATGAATATGGTTATAAATTACCTGTTATGGTAGCTGCAACAGTACGAAGAATAACTGGTCTTGCTGTTAATTTAAGTGATGGTGGTAAATTAATAAAAACACTTCCAGTAGGATCTAAAGAAAGAGATATTTTAAAACAAAGACTTCTTTTACAAACAATAAATTTTTACAGAATGATAACTGGTGACAGTAGGTCTGGCACTATCTTAGGTAGAGCATTAAGATCGAGACAGTTAGGAACTGCTAAAAATCCAGTAACAGGTCAGACACCAGGAGAAGTTACTGCAAGCAACATAGAAGCAAGAAGAGCAGAAGATTTAAAAGGTGGTGGATCTGAAATTATTAGAGATGTAGCTGAAGATATAGATAACATGTTTAAAAGCTTAGAGTTTTCACAGGAAGATGTACTTAAAGCTTTAGAGGAAGATAGATTTGATGACTTTGCTGATTTTGCAAGTAAATTAGCTGCTGCACATGGAGATCCATTAGTACTGCAAAAGTTAGTTAAAGAAAGTATTGGAATGAAAAGTTTGAAAATAGGCAACGAAGTCTTTCTAAACGGTATTTTATCCAACCCTGCTACTCATGTGAGAAATACTCTTGGCACTATGTTAAATGTTGTCACAGGACCAGCAGATTTATTAATAGGTTCTTCAACTAGGCAAGATTTACTTAAAGGTCAATTTGTTGATCCTATTCTGTTTAGACGAGCTATGGCAGAGTTTGCTATGTTTAAACAAGCTCAAAGTGATGCTCTTAAACTTGCTGGTCAAGCATTTAAAGAAAATAGAAATATTTTAGACAGATCAAGAATGATAGTTGATTCTGGTAATGATCCTACTCAGAGATTTGCTATACAAAAACGAGGTGGTACTTTTGATGGTGAAGGATTACAAAAAATAAAAAATGGCAAAGATATAGCACAATATTTAAGAAGAGGTCTTGTTCCTGATTTAGTAAATAGTTTTGGTACTATTAACAATGCTCCTTTAAGAGCTTTGATAGCAGAAGATGAATATAATAAACAACTTGCTTTTAGAATGTTTTTAAAAGGTGAATTAGTAGAGGACGGACTTAGAAAAGGATTAACTGGTAAAGCTTTTGATGATTATGTAGATAAAAGTTTTGAACTAGGTGTTAATTGGATAGCTAAAAAAGGTTCAGAACTGGATCTAGCATTAAAAGAAATACAAGAATTTAAACCATTTGTAGGTCCTAATGGAGAACAGGTAGCACTAGGAGAAGATTTATTTTTAAAAATTAGAGATTCTCTTGATTATGCTGCTGACCGCACATTCACAACAAAAATAGATAATCAATTAGTAAATGCTTTAAAACATCCAGGATGGAAACCTGTTTTACCTTTTATAAATTCACCTTTAAATATTCAGCAAACTGTTTTAAAACGCACTCCAAAGCTTGCTGCTATAACAAGTAAAATACCTTTGTTAGACGGTATGTTAGCTACACATAGAAAACAACTACAAAGCTCTATCCCTAGTGTCTCTGCTAGAGCAAGAGGTGTAGAAAGAATAGGTGCTGGTGTTTGGCTTACATTTGCAACTTTAAGTATGGCTGCTACTGATAAGTTTTCAAAGATTGCTTTAGTTGATGGAACTGACCCAGATTGGAGACAGGACAAAATTAGAAAATATAGTGGTGATCCTGGTTATGCTTTTAGAATTTTACTAACAAATCCTGTTACCAAAAAACCAGAACTAGGTCCTGATGGACAACCTAAATACCATTTTGTAGATTGCGGAAGAATAGGTTTTGAACCTTTTAGTTCTATGTGTCGAGTCGCTGGATATTATGGAACTATTCAAAAATATTTAGATGATGAGGATCAGAAAAATGTAGCTACTGTCATGACTATTGCTTTAGCTAGAGATATTTTAGATATTCCAATGTTTGAAGCTGTACAAAAATTAATGGATATTATTGAAAACAAACCAGATGCTTTACCAAACTTTCTTGCAAACTATATAAACTCAGCTTTCATACCTTTTTCTTCTTTGAGAAAAGCAATTAAGAAAACAGATTATTCATATATAGATCCAAGGTCAGGTAAAAAGTTAAGAGGGTACTTCAAACCAGATAAATCAATACAAAAAGGTGATTATATAAAACAAAATATAAGAACAAAATTTGATGATGGTACTCCAATTCCAAAAGATCACCCTGCATACGGAACTTTAGTACAAGAAAACCCAAGATTTGTAGGCGACTTTTTTGTTCGTAAAGTGGCTTTAAAATTCATGAAAGAATTACAATCTAGTAATCCATTAGCAGAACGATTAAAACCACAAAAGTTTTGGCTTACTGGTCAAAATTTAGAATATCCACAAAACATTGGTTTTAATAGTGGGATGAATCCTTCATTAGAAGGGTCATCTTTAAATGATCCTGTCGTAAGTTTAGTGCGAAGAAGTAAATCAAAGATAACACCTCCACCTGCACACTTATTTAGGAACTCAGCAGAAGGCGGTATTTTGCTCAATTCTGCTCAGTATGAAAAATTAAAAGAATTTATTTACGAAACTAAATTAGATAACAATGGGCAAATAAGTAGTAATGGTAAAACTGTCTATCAAAAACTTCTTCCGATAGCAAAAGATAAAAAGATTTTAGAGCTTTTAGATTTTATTGAAAGTGGAGAAGTTGATGATAATTTTAATATAGATACAAAAGCAGTCTTAACTTCAAGAGAAAACAGTGTAAAGGATTTAAGAAAACTTTTAAGGGAAATTATCACTCCATATATTGGACAAGCTAAATTACAATTATTTCAATTAGAAGATGACAAAGGAGGAGCAAAATCTTTATTGCCTGCATATCTAAGAGAAAAGAAAAGACAAAAACTTGACTTACAAAACCGCTATACACGGTAAACTAAAAACAATAGAACAAAATCATGGCTACTAATACAGTTCCGTCAAAGCAAACTCATACAGCAGCTAATAATGCCAGTGGTAATACTTCTGGTCCTTATGCCATATCTTTTGATTATCTTTTAGAAGCTGATGTACAAGTTAGTGTGAACGGTGTATTAAAAACACAAGGAACACATTATACATTTCCTAGTAAAACACAGATATTATTTACTACTGATAACTTTCCTACGATTGGACAGACTATAGAAATAAAAAGAAATACTGATATAACAACACCTAAAGTAGATTTTCAGGATGGTTCTGTATTAACTGAATCTGATTTAGATAACAACAGCAAGCATATCTTATTTGGTATGCAAGAAACAAAAGAAGATGTAGAAGGTCTTGTCAGTACCTTTGTTGGTGCTACTGCTCCTACTGATGTGTTA